TAGTTCTCATTAGGAACTAGGTAAAATTTGTGTAAAACAAAGCCTATACACCGTGTATGGTGTATAGGGTAGAGGGATCAGTCATTGAGGTCGTGATCAAGGTCACGCATGAGGGTGTCGAGCACCTCAGCCTTGGATGCGCCTTCAGCGAGGTCGCGGTAGGTGCGCCAGTACGAGGCGGCCATCTTCTTGATGGTGTTCTCGTAGCGGTCAGCAACATAGGCGAGCCAGATGTTGTAGGCGAAAGAGAGGGCGAGGAGGATGCAAACGACGTAGGTGAGTGCGTTGAACATGATGGTTCCTTTCAAAGAGGGTTGATGTTTCTCATTATTCGCCTCGTAGTTTTTGTGCATGTCAAAGCCTATAACCCGTGTTAGGGGTTATAGGGTGAGAGTAAGATCAGTCGTAGAGGGCGTGCCAGATCTTACGCATGAGGTTATCGAGGGTCTCGGTCGCAGTAGCGTTCGAGTCCATATCGTCGAAGACTGCCCAGGTGGACTTCTGGATCTTTTCGATCTGAGTCTTGTATTGAGCAGCCTTCGCGATAGAGACGAGGCTAATGACAGCGAGGACGATGGTCAGCGTAGGGAACATGGTGTTTTCCTTTCAGAGGAGTTGATAGTTCTCATTATGACGCGCGTAAAATATGACAGGGGGCAAAAAGTCTATAATCCTAGGTTTTTAGGATTATAGACTTCAGAGAAGTTCTACTTACGGAACTTCAACATCGAAAATGCCTTTGAGGCAAGAACGTGTGTCTGTTCGTAGTTGAGGACCGCCATAAGACCGAGCAAATACACCACGCCGTTGGCAATCGTTTCGGACGACGGCATGAGCTTCGCTTTAAGGTCAGAGTCCTTAGCGAGCTTGTGCAGTCGTTCGAGATTGCCAACAGCGGTGGTGTATTCACCGGTCGACGGGTCCTCTCCACCGAGCCAGTTAAGCACCTCGTTCTCGAGGTCCTCAGGTTCGTAGAGGCGTTCGACGTTAGACATGGTGAGTCCTTTCGTAGAGAGGGATATTTCTCACTATGTCCTGTGTTTTTATTCTGTCGGCTTTGTGACCTTCAGAATAATTGTGTCGCCGTCCTTGAGATTGGATGGCTCAGCGGTGAAGTCAGCATATACATCATTGTGCTTGGTCACGACGAGGTTCCCGTGCGTGTCTGGCTCGTAGTTCTTGGAACTGACGCCAAGAGCTGCTCCGAGGAAGACGCCGAGCGCGGTGATTGTTGCCGTGGCTTCATTCGTGTAGGGGATTCCCCACACGATGCCGACCGCGTTGACAAATGTGGCCAGCGCGGGGATGACAATCAGTGCCACGCGCTTGAGAATGTCGTAGGTCTTGTCATTCATTCGAAATTCCTTCCGTCAATGCCGTTAGGCATAATAGGTAGTTCGTCTACCTGTTTGAATACGCGACGGGCAAGTCCGTTTCCGCCGAGGTCAGAATACAGCTTGTATTCTTCCTCGTATTCCTCGTACTCGTCCATTGTGATATATCCGCGCTCTAAATATGAACGTCCGAGCGCGATGAGCTGAGTTCTGGCGACTTCAAGCAACAGCTTGTCTTCGGAATTGTTGCGGTCAGATCTTGTTTTCACCCACATCCAAATTCCGGAGCTACCTAACAGAGTTGTGACAACAGGATTCGCCAGCTCGGCAATTTTCGTCAGATCCACTTATCGGTGACCTCCTCGCCGTTTTCATAGAATCGATCAGGCTGGATCTTGATCGAATAGTTTGTCTTGTCGCCACCGCTGATGTTTCGTTCGATAACGTACCCGCTAATGAGCACGCCCATAATCGAGCATTTAACCGGATATCCGATACCGACTAGTTGGAATGTATCGTACGGGACCTCGTCGATTTCGACTTCTACGGATTTTAGAGGCTCGCATCGAATTTCTTCGGTGATTTGCCCCCATTCTCGTTTTTCGTCGCCGTTTATGCAGGCTTCATACCGGTACGGTCCCGTCCAGTCAGTCGTTTCCTGCATGTAAGCACGATTCTCGTACCAGGTGCGAATTCGACCGCGGGATGCCATTTGCCAGAAGCCGTAATCGCTGGTTTTTCCGATGTACCAGTGTGTGGGGTTAGTTGGAAGACGTCTGGTTACTCGGGTATGGATACCACTCAGCGATCCCATATCGACTGGGGACACATTAGTAGAATTCAGCGACGTGACGACTAATACAACGTCGATATTCTGTGGAATATCGGTTGTTTGGCGTATGTACGCCGACAGGAATAATTGGTTATACAGGGCGGCCGCATAGACGTCGTCGTAAATACTTGCAGACGGATCAAAATCGATTTCAAACCCATATACAGTACCTGATACAGCGTATCTAAGCCAGAACGGAAACCATCTGTTTTTGTCATCGTTCATGACGGTGAGGGAGTAGTTCAAAATTTTGATCGGGTCGATCTTTGACGCCCAGGGTTTGAGGTCGGCATATTTTCGATAATATCCGCCCTTACTCTTTCGCTTTAGCGCTTCCCAAACCGATGTACACCGAACCTCGCTAATGCCATCTGAATCGTATGCGATTTCTTCGATGATGAAAGGGGTACCGGTCGAACCCATACAACACACTAAGCGTCCCGGAGGAAACGGAAACACACCCTTAGTTCGGAATGTCATCGACGAAGTGTACAGTCGTTCTTTAATCAGCATATCGAAAACCGGGTATGATATAAAACTACCCATCGACCGGTCTCCAAGTATCTGAACCATATTAGGCATTTTTAGAGACTCTTCCTAACCATTCGTAGACCCATTTTGACATAACACGGTCCGTAGCCAACCACATTGAATTTAGCCGGTTCTCTCAAAGTTCGTAAGAACGTAATTACATCTGCGAGTGGCGTCATGGGGAAAGCGACACTTGAATAGCACAGCGACGCGGTGTCGTCATAACCACCCGTGATCTTGAAACCCCGTCGACCATCAATATATCTCGTCATAGTGAAGAAGCCATTATTAGTGGTCGAGTTACCCACCATTTTCGCCTTGAAATGTGTCAATCCACCGTTGAAAATTTGATACGAACTCTTCCCAACTGGAGGCAGACCAATTGACAAAGTTTCCACATCGACATAACCAATTTTAAACGACGGATTGTTGAGCAAAAAGAGAGCGTCGTCAGTCGCTTGTCTCCAATTTTGGTTTCCCAGACCCACGTAGATATCGAATGTAGGACCGTCCAAGACTGGTGTTTTGGTGCTTAGCGTGAATTCAATTGTGGCAGGATTATCGCTGTAGTTGTATTTGACTTCACGGACAACACAGTCTTGTTTCCAATAAACTTTCCGGTTTAAAGCAAGGGTTGGCGGTGTATAAGCGTTTACCTCATTTTGTTTGTATGTTATTGTCGGTGCCATGATGGAGTCATCACGAAGCTCAACCGACATATCTTTTTCAGACGATAGAAGATCGAGAAAATATCGAGCAGGTCGTTCGGGAACTGGAACTGTCGGAGTCAGTCGAATATTGATGTCGATAGGTTTATCGGTAGTCGTAGTTACGACGTTCCCCGTAAAGTTATAGTCCTTATTATTCCCGAACGACCCGTTCAAAATCTGAGCGACCCACCCGGCATCTACTTCATTCAATCGTTGCACCCATGATGGACCGCTAGACGGCTTTAGAGTAATCAGCGAGTAGGTCATGGTGTTTAAACCCTCTTCATTCGTTCAAGTTGGCGCTCAGTTTGACGATACAGATCGTTGAGATCGAGCGCCTTGGGTGATTCGTTGTACTGGTTGAAGACCATCGGCTTCTGGTTGTTGCGAAGTTCGTCGCGGAGTGCTCGGATCTCCTGAGCAGTTTGACTGCCATTTTGAACCGAAGTTCCAACAACTGTCGCGTTCAGATCATTCATTGTGAGATCTTGCAGACCATTGACCTCGGACAAGTCAACAGTTGGCTTGATAACCGGGTTCCAATCTGTGTCCAGGCTAGCCATGGTGTTGACCATGTCATCAGCAAGGCCAGACATTGCATCGATAGCATCACTCTGGTTGCGATCGATACCCTGCACAATACCTGCGACGATGAACCCAGCCGCAGTCGCGAATACACGCGAAGGCGAGTGAATACCAAGAGTACTCTTAAACGAGCTAAGAGCACTCGAGGCTACATTTCGCAGCTTATTGTAAAGGTTCGATGCTACCGAAGAAACACCATTGATGACACCGTTGATGATGTTACGGCCAATTGTCCCCGCCTGAGGCGAGAACTGATTAGCCATGCCGGTCAACCCGTTCTTAATGAAGTTGATGATCGACTTAATCAGCTTGTTGACCGCGGCTTGAAGCTCGGGTCCCTTCTGATCAATCGCATCACTGAATCCATTAATGAACGTGATGAGCGCATCCCAAGCGGCGTTCACGATAATAACTGCTTGAGAGGCCATACCATTGATCATCGCAGCGATCAGGTTTGCGCCCGACGCGGCTAGATCAGGAATCTTGGCTGTGATTCCGTCGAGCAAAGCCTGCAACAGTGTAAGCAGAGCTTCCACCATCAGCGGAACACAGGTCTTGACCGTATCGATCCACCCAGTCAGTAGGGCCTTATAGGCTTCTGCGAACTTTGGCTGGTTCTCGACAATTGCCATGACCAACTGGAACAGAAGATCAATGACAGTTTTCAATACGTCAGGCCAGACATTACGAATAGTCTGAAGAATACCTGTGATGAATGTCGTCCAAATCTGGATCAATTCGGGCATCTTCTGCTTCATGATCTGGTACACCTGACTGATGAACTGCCTGATGGCAACTCCAGCCAAGATAATCAGTTCGTTCACCGCAGGGGTAAAGGCCCTGACCACGGACGCGAGAGCGTTGCCCATTGCAGGAGCCGCGTTCTCGATAGCCGTGAAGATTCCGATAAGAGCGGCCTGGATAGCCGGAGCTGCTGAAGCCAGAACAGCTGCTGCTGCTGCGATACCAGAAGCAATCGCGACAATGCCTGCCCCGATTGCCGGTCCAGCCATCGCTGCAATAGCCAAGAAGGTCGTAAGCACAATAGTCAGAACAGTGAACGCAGTTACGATACCGATGACTACCGCTCCCAACACACCAATAGCCACTGCCAATGCAATCAGACCCGGGGCTGCTCCAATAGCGAGATACCCCGCCGCGATGAGAACACCCAAACCAATACCCAGAGCCCAAAGGCCATTGGATAGCTGATCCCAGCTCAATCCAGCACCTGTGGACAGGGCTGTAAAGAACATCTGCAAGGCGAACGAGAGCATCGTAATCGCTGCGATACCAACGATAGCCCCCTGTGCCGCAAACGAGACTGCGACAATTGCTCCAACGACCAGAAGCAGCTTACCGATAGAACTGAGAATCTCTTTCCAGCCATGGTTCGCAATCAAAGCAATTGCTCCGACCGCTACGTTCATGGCGAGGGCCGTCAGAAGCAGTGCTCCAGCACCAACAATGGCTGTTGCCGGCATAAGGTTCGCGATCGACACAAGAAGTAGTACTACCGCGGCCAAACCAACCAGTCCCTGGACCATCTTGACTGTGTCCATGAGTCCCATTGCCACCACAGCTGCCGTTAGCATTTGAATCGAGAACGCGAAGGCAACCAACATGAGCGAAATGGTTCCCATTTTGACAAGATCTTCAGCCGATTTGTTAAGCAGTTTAACAAAGCCAACCAGAATCCCCATAAGAACGCCGACCGCAATGATGCCTTGGGCGATTACCTTGATCGGTAGGAGTCCGAGCGCGATGATCGGGATGACAAGCATGTTAATGGCCATAGCCATAGCCATAATCGAACCGACGCCGGCCATAATCGAGCCCGTATCCTTGCTAAGCTGCTTAGCAGCGAACGACATCCCAAGTACCAGAACTGTAATAGCGCCGATACCTTGAGCGACCGTGCTAAGCTTCATGGATCCGAGGATCGCGACAGAGACAGACATCAACAGGACTGCAATAGACAAGGTCATCATTGCTCCTATGATGGCTGCCATCTGAGTTTTGTTGATCTTCAGATCGGAGATCTGAGATAGAGCGACGACCAAAATCTTAGCCAAGACTCCGATCGCCACAGCACCCTGAATGAGCTGAGGAGCCGGGATCATCGCAAGGACAAACAGTGACGCGGCCAGAATACCCACCGAAATTGCGATCTCTCGGAGAGCTTTGGCTTTAATCACCTCCTGCATAGACTTCAGAGCGCTCGTCAAGGAGTTGAAGACGCCACTGATGGAGTCTCCGATCTTCCCAAACTTGTCGAACATGCCACTGAATGAATCAGTGACCGAGGTAAAACCGGACAGAAGATTCTGCAGAGTCTTGAATCCCATGCCGAGACCGCCACCGAGCAGAGCACCCGAAAGGAGATCCGAAATGGACAGATCCTTAAGGCTGGAGCCGAGACCAGACCAGAAAGTCTGAATCATCTTCCCGGCTTCGTCGAATGCTTTTCCGATGTTCTTCTTAAAGTCACCGAATGCCTGAGATTCGGATGCAAATTTCTTGATCTGATCAATACCCTTGGTGAGCCACGTGATCAGATTTGCGATTGCTTCAACGACCGAAGAGCAGAACTCGACAATCCCGGTAGCAGCTGTGTAGATGAATCCACCAACTGCTCCTAGAGTATCGAATGCATCAGAAGCTGCCTTGCCGAAGGTCGACAGCCCATTAGCTGCATTATCAGCTTCGTCTCCGAACCCTCCAAATATCTTTCCAGTAAGTTCGCCGAGCTTTCCAAACAGATCGATGATGCCATTAATCAGTTGCCCGAATGGGCCGAACGACTTCATCATGTTCTTGAAGCTGTCGCCGATGGAAGATAGGAAGGTGTTGTTGTCGAGGTGAGTTCCGATGTTCGTGAAGATGTCGCCCAGCGCCTTACCAAACTCCTTGACCGCCTGCACCTGGGGGGCAAACGTCTTAGCAATGGTGTCGCCGGCTCGACTGAAGGCCTTGCCGACCGCCGAAATCGAATCCTTCATTCGCTTGGTGGACTCAGCCCAGGATTCGGCCAATCGAGGAGAGGCATCGTCCCAGAACTTCTTAAGACCCTTACCCGCGCTTTCGACAGCACCTCCGAGATGCTTACCAATAGTCTCGCTGATCGGGAGAATGGAATCCGAGAAACTCTTGACCTTCTCAGACCACTTAGGTCCGATTGTGTCAGCGAGCTTTGTCATTGTCTCGAGGAACCCGGATCCAAACCCGCCGAAAGCAGACTTGATTTTCTCCATGGGACCGCCGGCTCCAGAAGCGAAGCCGAAGATCGACCCGACGACATTCGAGATGGCATCACCGAATGGTTTGAAGACATTGTAGGTAGCCTTCTTGATCGTCTCGATGAACTCGCCGAGCGGCTTTAGGACTGCCTCGATGACAACCTTGAGCCCGTCGAAGATTGGAGTGATTGTGACGTCTGCGACGGCATACATCCAGTCAGCAAGCTTCTGGAACTTATCGACAATCCAGTCGAGGACCTTAGCCAGGCTGCCAAGGATGTCAGTCCCACCGAGCATCTGCCCGAACCAGTCGCTGAAGACGGAGACGATGTCTCCGACCTTCGCTGCAATCAAGATCATTGGCTTGATGAAGATCCCGGCAAGGATCACGCCGATCTTGAATGCGGCGACACCGATCTGGACGATGGCCGAGGCGAACGCGATGAGAACCTCAAGAACTGGCGAGATCAATTGTCCTGCCATTTTGAAGACTTTACCAAGGTTATTGGCGAAGTCGTCAGACATCATCAGCCACTGCGAAATCGAGTGACGGAAGTAGTGGCTGAAATCATAGAGAGCCTTGCCGGCATCACCCTGGAACGCGCTGAAGAAGCCTTCACCAATCGCCTTAAGCGGCTTGGCGATAGCTGTCCACAGTTCACCAAGGCCATACCACCATTCTTCCCATCCGCCAAGCTGATCCCAGCGATCGAGAATACCCTGAATGGCGTCAAAGAAGTTATTGATACCATCATTGACGACGTTGGACACAGCAGTCCACATCGTACGGGCGCGCTCGAAGTCTCCGAAGATAGTCCTGAAAATAGAGGCCCATCCTGAGCCAAGAGCCTCGGCCGTGGTATCGATCAGCTGCGAGAAAGTCTTAACCTTCGTAGCGGCATCATTTGCGGTATCCGCGAGACGCATGATTTCGTCAGCCTGCTGCTCGGTGTAACCCGCGTTCAACAGCTGCTCGCGAGACAAGTCACCCGTGTATTGGGTGAGAGTCTCGATCATGATCTCGGAGGTAAGCCATCCGCTCGAAAGAGAGTTTCGGAACGATCCGGCCTTGTCGATCATCTTGTCAACTTCGACACCGTATGTACGCGCGGTACGCTTCAGGGCTTCCTGGAACTGCTCGCCGCCCATTCCGGCGTTCACGATCGAGTTCCAGTCCTGAAGCTTCACGACACCTGTCGACAGTGCCTGCGACAACTGATACATCGCAGTAGCGGCTTGTTCGGACGTAGAGCCCGACATGGCTGCAACATTCGATAGACCTTTGATCGCAGCGACCGAGTCCTTCAGACCCACGCCAGCACTGGTAAACATGCCGATGTTACGAGTCATCTCTGTAAACGAGTAGATCGTCTTGTCGGCATACCGGTTTAGCTCGTCAAGAGCGGCGTTGATGGTGGCGGTGGTCTCGCCCTTACTGAAGGTATTGGCCTGAATAGTTTGAACCGCATTAAGCTGGTTCTCGTATTCGCGGAAACCATCCATGATGGGGCCGAAAGTGAACGAAGAGAGGACCGACCCACCGGCCATAAGAGCCTTGGATGCGATGTTACCCATAGCCACCGACGCTGCGCCGGCAAGCATGGAGAAGTTGGTCGAAGAGATCTTTGCTGCTGCACCGACATTCGCGGTAGCGGTAGCGGCGGTCGTGGAGTTGTTGACGATCGAGGTATTGACGTTCTTGACGCCGTCAGCAATACCACCCATTCGCTTGGACGCGTCCTGGGCTGCCTTACCAACATTGTCTAGACCGTCGGTGCTCTGCTTGAAATTCATCCCAGACTTGAGTCGGTCGACATTTCGCAGAACTCCATCAACACGAGACGTGAATTTCGAGTCGTCGAGCTCGAGGGATACAACCTTATTCTCAATAGACTTACCCACGAATACTCCTTTCGACCATTCTATCGATTTCATCAAATATGGGCTTCATGGCAGGGTTAATGTAGTCCTTACCCTGTACGTAACCGCCCTGACGAGTTCCATGCCCGTATTGCAGGATAATTGCAATAGGGACCTTATTGTTGATGTTTGTGTTATACCAAACGATCTTAACGCCTCGCTTGGTCTGCTTTACTTTATACTGCCATGAATTGGCAGTCTTACCGGTTCCAACCGGGGTGTTGGCCCGGAGGGCTGCCACGCCGCGTTCGCCAGCCGTAGCCAATGTGTCACGAAGCTTCTTGTTCTTGACTTGTGACAACCATTTTGACATATCAAACTGGCCATCGAACTTCATCTCGATCATGGCAGCCCTCCTTTCAAATTACCACCAGAGCGTGCCCTTGTTGAGTTCGTACTGCAGACATTCCACAGTACGGTACCCACACACGCCGTCAACTTCGAGATTATGTCCTCGGTTACGAAGGCGCTGCTGAAGAGCGGAAATCGTGTCGGGGCCGATGAAACCATCGACCTCAACTCCGAGTCGGTCCTGCATGGCGCGAATTACCTCAGAACCTTCCTCAGGATCCTCGGTGAACTCCCAACCAGTGCCCGCACGAGTGACATCGTCTTCCGCATCAATGTCCTGATCGGAGATGATGCCATCAGCAGGAGTGTTGAGAGAAGCTTGAAGTGCGTACGTGGTCGCACGCCCCCACCAAGCATCATTCATCGCATTTGTTCCCTCGGAAGAATCCTCAGACTCTTCGTCGGACCACTTCGGACGAAGGACACATGCGATTCCGTAGTACCGCTGGCGACGGTAGACGCCGTTACCGGCGCTCTGGGAACCGGCGTTCGAGGGGCTCGTGTTGCCCTCAATCGTCTGGAGCCATCCACCTCCCAGGTTCGCTTCGACGATGCCAACGTGGTCCGTGGCGCCATCGGAATCCCAGTCGAAGAGAACGACGTCTCCTCGCTGCGCATCCTCGATGTCGACCTCGGTCATACGATTGCGAGTGACATCAGTATTGTAGCTGAAGCCACCGATAGCGTCGATTTCGCCAGCCATGTCAAAACACATACTGACGAAACACATACACCACCAGACCGACTCAGACGGACCGGCCAGCCACGGCTGGTCCATCTTCTTAGCCAACCAACGGCCTGCCTCACTGCCGGGTTCGGGGTCTTCGGGAGCATAGTACCCAATACGGTACGATGCATGGCCGAGCACTTCATCAATCTTGCTCAAGATCGTGCTCCCTCAAAAATTTGTCGATCAGAATCCTCGTGCGGATCAGGCCCAGCAGGTCGCTGAGCATCTGCAGGAATATCATTCATCCTCTACTCCCTGTTCTAGCCCTACGGGCTTGGTTCATAGCTGCACGCTGGGCTGCAGATGCCCGAGCGTCAGGCTTTTGGTTGTTCTGTTTGGCTGCGGCGAGACGAATCAGCGTAAGTAGTCGATTCAGGTTCCACTTATCACACTCAAATGGGATGCCCAACTGAGTCATATACCAGTAAATCAGCTCACTGGTCATGACATCTCTGGGTCCTCCGTTCGAAGGCGGATTCCATAGAACTGTCGCCGTTGCGTTATCGGACAAATAGTCTGCTATTTTGACTTGGACCGACTGGTCCAAGCGCTTAACAAAGTCGCGAGGGAGAGGGCGGTCCGACATACATTGGATGTAATACACCAACTCTTCGCCAGTCTTCGGCGGGGTTTCCAGGAACGATCTCTTGTAGACCGATTCCCACTCAGCCACTGCGGACAGTGAATGCGTAAGAGTAACAGTGAATGGCTCCAGTGTAACAAACGTATTGCTACGCTCGTCGAACCGCTCCTCTCCCTCAAACTTCAGCTCTAACGAGATCACGCCAGAAGCGTACGCAGCTCGTTAGGCAACACCAGCGTCGGAACCGCCGCGCCACCTGCACCCGCGGACACGCCATACAGCTTGTCCGTGAGTCTCTTATACTTCTGGGCGTCGAGCTTCGAAGAATCGACAGTGACGACCGAAACGGGCTGGAAACCGTCCAGCTGGACGGGAATGGTGGAGCACTCCCACGAGAACGAAATAGCGTCAGGGCTATCCGAAACCGTGTTGTAGGCACGCTCCGACGGTGCAGCCATGGCTCCGTAGATGATATGAAGGAGCTCCCCGTAGGAATCGCCCTTCGTATCGTTTCCGAGTCGCGTACAATAAGAGAACGCGAAGCGCGTACGAGGCTGCTGCCCCAGTGTCACACCCTTGACGAGCTGCGCCGTGCCATCGCACAACGCGAACTCGTCGGGGTACGTATATGCTTCAATTGTAAACTTGAAGCTCGGTGCCGACAGAAGTGTCAAGTACTTCAGATTGTCGGCATAAATATCGGAGGACTCGTCGCCCTCCGGGGTTTCGGTGACAGTCTTGAGGCCATTCCAGGCCACACCCTGTCCATAGCGGTTCTGGGTATTATCGAAGGGGAACAGAACGCCCTTCGACACGCCGGTGTGGTAAATATGGGTACCTTCTTCGTCCCACTTGATTTGCGGCATGTGTATCTCCTTATAGGTATACGGAGAAGACGAAATGATTCATTCCGTCGCTAACGAACGTTTGGTCAAGAGACGAATACGGGATCTTGAGAATCTCATCGATCGCATCCGGCTCTGGTTCTTTCGTGATCAGAGTAACTGAGTACTCCCGAGCGCCCTTGTAAGGCACGTCTGACCCGTGGTCGACTTTGATCTTCGAAAGGTGAAAAACAATCGCGGGATACCCGATCTTCAGATTCTCTGGAGGCTGGAAGTACACGCGGTTGTGTTTAACGGCCTGCTGGAGCAGGTGCAGAAGGTCTTTATACGTGCGCATAGAGACCCCCAAGGTTGATCGTCAATCGAGGGTAATTAACTCCGATCGACTGTACCTCCCATTTTGATCCTTTGTAAACGACGTACTTGAGCGTTTCCAAGTAAATCTGGATCTTCGAGTCCAGCAGTATAGAAATCTCATTCGTGAGACGGAGGTTGGTGTTGACTGTTGTGTTGTTGTCGTTCCTGACATAGAGACTACGGATAGTCCCCTTAGCCGGAAGTTCGACAATGTTCTCGAGCCAAACACCTTCCTCCGTCTCCTGAGTCATCACAAAGCCCAGCTTACCGCTGAAGCGTGACATTGAATCAGGCCTTCTTGCGAGAAATCGTCAGAGCCGAATAGGGCGCAGTCAGAGAGCCAGACAGGCGCGTCTCGGCGAGGTACTTGTACTGGTTGAAGTCCAGATCAAATGTCTCGGCCATACCCAGTTCCGCACCAGCGTTCGAGCCGATAGTATAGTCGCGGAGATCCACGACAATGCCAAGAAGCTCGTGGGCTGCGCCCTTGAGCTCGTGCTCCAGTCCATCGAACTGAGGCACCGTCACAATCTTCGTGACACCGAGAGCACCTGCGAGCGCTGCTTCAGTGTCATAAAGGCGACGACCATTCTTGTCTTTCAGGAGCAGCATCTTGACGAGCCGCTTCTTTGAGATGAACAGAATCGGCGAGCCAGAACCCTCGAGATCCGCAGATGCCATGACGATGTCGTCGACAAGCGTCTCGTCGGTGGTAGTAGCCTCAAGCGACTTGTGAATCGCGTAGAGATCGTTTTCCTTGATGATGGGTCGAATCGCCTCATCGTCGACCCTGTCAGGATCCGTCATCTGTCGGCCATCCCCAATGAGGATAGCCCTGGCAATTTCCTCCGAGAGCTTACCCTTCATCTCGGCCTTAAGCCAGGCCACGACATTGAAGTCTGTAATATCCACGATGTCATCGCGGTCCAGACGCTGCTTCTTGTAGATCGTCGTCGGGGAGGTGGTACGGGTCAGAAGCTTGATGACCTCGTCAGTCTTCTTCTGGGCCTTCTTGGCGTAACCCTTCGCACGGGCCTTATCATCGCGGATGTCCGCGAAGATAGACTTGATGCGTGCGAACGGGCTGTGCTTCGTACCGTTCATAACAACCGAAACCCAAGACTGGTCTCGGTCCAGGAACATCGGCTCGTCCGAGATGCTCTTGGCATCCGGGAAGAGGTAACCGATATTCTCGATGCCATAATCAGCATGACGCAGCTCTTCGAGAAGCGTAGAATTGTTTCGCTTAGCCGTCTCAACGAGTTCGGCGAAATCTGCGTGGGACAGCACGTTTTCGGGTGCCTTATCCCCTTCAAAGACGTTGTGCTTCATATCGTCTCCTTCATTGTTTTCTTCGTCGGTGTCTTCGGAGTCTTCAGACTCCCCATCAATAGCGGCTGCGATCAGGTAGTTGACCGCCTCCATCTGTTCGTCGGAGAGAGTCGAAAGGATCTCACCGATGGTCTTGTCTCCATCAGGAGACTTATCTTCGGAGTCTTCGGAGTCCTCGGACCCTTCGAAGTCTTCGTGAACTGCATCGTCGTCACCCATTTTGATGATCGCCGAATACCCATCGCCGTCACCGTGAGCCATAGACACGTTCTCGATAGTGGCCTTGGGGTTAGCACCCTTCAGAACCAGCGAGACCTCGACAATGTTGCCATGTCGAACGATGTTGCCATCCTGCTTCAGGTGGTTGGCGAAAATTGATAGAGAGGTCACATCGCCGTGCTCGATTAGTTCACGTGCATGCTCCGCCTGAGCAGAGCCATTGAAGAAACCATAGGCGTAAACACCCTCCGGCTTCTTTTCAAGTTGGGCATGACCCAAAATGTTGGTCACGTTGTCATGACCATGCTGCCAAACGAGGGGCACAACAGCCCCGTCGTTTTGTTCAAATGCCTGGCGAGCGATGACACGCCCGTCCGAGCACTTGACATTGGCGACTGTCGCCCACCCATCGAAATCTGAAATTTCATCAGGTGCTGTCATTTTGACCTTCCTCGTTAGATCGTTGATCCGCATTCGCGGATGATGTATAGGGATTCGCCAACTGATCCGCCTTGGGATCCGTAGATTGCGGCAAACCAATGATGCTTCGAATTTCATTTGGCGTCATCACCTGGTTGGTGATGAATGTTTGCGCCATTGAGGCAATCGAGTCCAATGACGTTGCCGCGAATGGATCGCGGACATAAATGATCCGCTGTCCCTGAGATCTTGCAGTCTTGGTCAAGAAAACCATCGTCGCCGATTTTGTAATTGTGTCCAGAATCGGTTTGACGGTCCTATTGTAATAACTCAGATTGGTCTCGGCGTCAGCAGTACCGTTTACGACTGATTCAGTTAGTCCGAGAGCGTTGTACAGCTGCTCGGATAGATACTTTACCTGATCGAGAAGATTGTTCTCAACTGGTCTGTTGAGCTGTGTGATCTTCTCGGCTCCATCGACGTATGCAACACCGATTTCGGAATTCCGAAGCTGCTGCTCAATTGCCTCTCGACGAGTCTCAGCTTGCTGTTGACGCAGTTCGCCTCGGACTGAGTAGGGAAGCTGGATGATCAGATCCAACTTCTTACCGAGAGCGGAATTGTCAATAGCATCGAGTGCGTCGAGCTTTCGAGCTAGCCTATTTGCAAGAGAGTTGTTCGCGGATGTCACATCATACAGCGGCGAATACACAATTGCGGCAGAGTTCTTCGAGATACGGATTGTCTCTCGATTTCCGGTACGGTCGTTATACAGATTTACATCGACCGAATCGGTGTACCAACTTTCAATACGCCCAACCCGAAGTGACAGAACGTCGAACGATCCTTCTTCGTTCAGGGCTGTATCAGTGTCGACCGGAACAAGAGCCGCACTCCCAGTTTCCAACATCGTGTAGACCAATTCGTAGATCAGTGCGTTGGATGTCTGATCGATGTTCGCCATGAGAGACAAACACTCATTCAGATTTGAATCCTTCTCACTATCGTATCTACCATTTTGATCTACTTTAACGTGTCGGATTGGAGTGTTAGATACATCCAGCGCGATTTTGTTGTACAAAGTCTGGACCAAATTAGTTGAACCGATAGATCGGTAACTTGGTCTGTATTCACTGGAGTTGCTCCGAGCGTATCGCTCAGGATGATCATGTACAAACACGTTCCATGCACGTGTCAAGCGGGACATTATACCCACATAACCTCCTCTCAACTAAAGTCGTCTAGCTGGTTACGGTATGCGACCCATGCATCCATGAGTGCCGCAACCGAGTCAATTTTAAGGTCCATCCTCTTCTTGAGGATCTTCCGGTTACCGTTAGTGTCCTCGAGGGTAATGGTATTACCCATTGCCCATGAGAATAGCTCCTGATCGAAGATGAGTCTTCGGTCTTCTGCCAAGCTCTTGAGTTCACCCAACGGAACTGACTCAGTGCGGGCACCCTGAATAACTTTATGGATGCCGTAGGGCCCATTATCGGTCGCCCATCTTTCAACAAATTCTCTGGCGTTGTACGGGTCATACCCGAACGATCGAACATCATACTCTGATCTCAAGATGTACTCGTCGAGATCCGTGTAGACTTCGATCATGTCAAGGATTGTTCCATCCATTACCTGGAGCGAACCTTCTCTGATAAATGACTCATACTTAGCGCGCCCAGCTGCTGGGAGCTTGTCGAAAGTTCTAGTCGTGATGTAGGCCCTCGTCTTGACCCCAAAGTCGCCTGTCGGCAACGGGAACAAAAACGTGAAGGCGCAGAAATCATCTCCTTGAGAGAGATCTGCGCCCATAGAACACGGCATCTGCCAGAATTCCCGGGGGTTGTGGGGAATTGTTTCCTCGTAAGTGAAGAAGTACGTATATCCCTCACACGGGATGCCGAATCGTTTTGCTAAAATATCGTTCCTTGCCGAAGGAACATTTTCGGCTCGGGCAACGTCCCTTTGATATGTATCGTAAGATACAGTCTTTCCTAAGTTCGGCTGCGCCTTAATCCACATATTGGGGTCGGCGACCTCACTCACATCATCCAGTCTGTAATACCAGATCGAAGTGTGTGGATCGTAGTACTCGCCCTTAAGGATCGAAAGTAATTCCATTTTGATGGAATCGCCGACACCGTTACGGACTGTACCCTCCGACGAGACAGCCAGGATAACCCAGTCGTCCAGTTTTGAAGCACCCTGTTCCAAAGCTGAGATGACGTTCTGACGAACATCGCCAGACAGCCACTCATCAATGGTATTTATCTTGCTACGCAACCCTTGAAGCTTATCGACATTCATTGGACGCACCTCCAATAGAGAGTTTGTCGAGAAGTTCTCGATACCCTTCTTGGTTGGCGTGAGTAATGACCGATTAGCTTTCGCCCCCACTGTTGCGTGGACCGTACCGGCAGAAAGGAACTTGAATAGAGGTCCCTTACTGCGCGTGATGGCAGTCTTAAAAGGGGACAGTGTTTCTTCCGCCTGCGGCATGGTTGGTGCGGTCGCCACCTGGTGGGTCGTTGCAGGGTCGATTGTAAGGAAGTAAGCATGGATGAATGCCATATACATGGATTTTGCCGCGCCTCTAGCAACAATTAGGTATTGCTTATTAACGAGACGCCGCTTAACATCCACCTGCACGTACTTGCCGTTGTGACCGTTTTCATCCGGGACGAATTTAGTTACTTTTTCAAAGTAAAACCACGACAACAACGATTCGGCCCATAGTTTGAACGAATCGAGCAGAGTCAAATCGCTACCGTCAACAAGGGTCATCTCATTCTCACAGAAAGCGATGAAACCGTCGATGGCTTTGTCGTCGTAGTAATACCTTGGATTGGCGATCAGGTCGTCAATGCGGTTCATCTCCATCTCAATTGTGTGAGAGACGGGGATTTCTCCTGCGAGTACCTTTTCTCGGAACTGAGCGTAGTATTTAGGTGTGGCAGTATTAGAAAGTGCCATACCTACTTCTTCTTGTCCATCGAATTCTTAAGGATTGCATCGAGGTTGAACGAGTCCTTAGCCATCTTTGCGATGCCAGCATACTCGGTGCCCTTGAGCTTGGAGTCGAGCGCCGCGGTGAGCATGTCAGTTGCTGTTCGGGCCGCATACTTCGTGAGGTTCTTCCGAGCCTCGTCGACGAAGAGGTCAGCCGTTTTAGCCAGCGCGCTCCTATTTTGACTCTCGTACTCCTTGAGCTTTTCTTTCAGTTCATAATTCTGCTTCTCGAGATTCAGACGCTTGTTCTGCTCGATCAGATCAGTCGAAGACAGGTGCCGAGGAGCTTCCTTCCGCATAGCAGCTGTAATGCCGCCCTTAGGAACTCGCTGCTTCTCGAGTTCCTTCTGCTTCTTCTCAGCTTCCTTAGCAGCCTTCTTCTCGTCGGCCTGGCGCTTCTTCTCGGCGCGCTCGGCTTCCTTCTGCTTCTTCTTGCGCTCGGCTTCGGCCTTGCGTGCTTCGCGCAGCTTCTGATTCTCAAGCTTCTTGCGTGCTCGTTCGGCAGCCTCCTGAGCCCGCTTAGCCTTATTTGCAGCGTGCTTTTCGGATGCGGCTTTAGCCCCCCTCTTCGCGGCAGAAGCAGCCTTCTTCGCCGCAGCAGCGGCAGCCTTGGCAGCCTTCTTCAGCTCAGATTCGTGCTTCTTGCGTTCTTTCTCGGCGGCCTTTTCAGCCTTAGCTCGTTCTTTTTTGAATGCCTCAGCATTGACGGCTTCGCCGATCTTTTTCTTCTCTTCGACGGAACGAAGTCCGCCTCCACCAGAAGATTCAGTCTTCTTACGGACGCCCCACTTCATGCCGAGCACTCCGTAATGAGACAGATAATCTTCGCTCATGGTTTTCTCCCATCATTGAATGGTCAACCGCCATTCCGACTCTTGCTTCAGAGCCTCTATCGCCTTGATGGCAAATGAGGTCTGAGGCGGGTCAAACGCCAGGCGAACTGAGTAGTTCACGTACTGACGTAGAATTCGACCGAGAGCCGTGGCGGGGTAATCTGCCTCGGAAGATTGGATGGATTCTGCTTCGTGGTTTAGCTGTACTGCTACCGCCAAAGCATTGTCGATTGCATCCTTGATTTCGCTGTCAAACGATACATCATCCCCCATCAGCCCGAGGTAGGTCTTCGTATCTTCGAGGATAGTCATCTACTCACCTACCATAGTTTGGTGTCGCCGGGTGATCTCGGATTGAAATCATCGAGAGCCAATGCCTTGGTTCCGTAGTGGATTGCGTTGTGGGTGTCTCGACTCACGCAAATAAGATTGTTAAGATCCCACATACATGGATCGAAACGCTCGCATTGACTCGGAGTTAGAGGGTTTATATGATGCACAACAATGCCGTCGTGGATCTCATATCCCTCAAGCCCCAAGTCGCAACCAAGATCCCGCGCAATTACTCGTGTTCGGGCTTCTCGCCAAACGTCACTTTGGTAAAAAGCCTGGTTCAACCACCTCGATCCGCCGAATGTCTCTCCGAAAAATACACCGTCGAGCGACAAATATTCGAGCCGCTCTTCAAACGTATGTAGATGGCTCAATTCATCGTAACTCAGCATCTGAATCTCCAGAGTACAGTTTAAAGGCTGCCAATGCTTCAGAAACCAGCTCTTCGGTCCTTGCTGCGGACTCGAGAGCCGAAACCTTGGCTTTAGCGAGTGTTGTGTCTGCCTCAAGTCGAGCTTGTTCCAGTCTTTCTCGACTAGAACCCAGCTTAAGGAAATGGAGGATCACTGAATTGCTTGCAGTGCCGTCAAGAATCTGCTGTGTAGCAATATCCATGGCAGCAACGATAGCCATTCGTTCGGCTTCCTCGGGAGACCGAGGTGTTTTGGTCTTCTTTTTGACCATTTCGCGTCCTTTCTAATACTTCGATCTGAGTTTTCGCCTGCCCCAACCCGCGCCTGGAAAGGAGCAAAGAAACAGGCGTGAGAACTAACAGGGCTGGGGCAAGCCAAAACCCAAATCGAAATATACCCCCGGAGAA